CGCTGCGCCGTCGAGTCGAATATCTTCTCCGACCGCTTCTCGCCAGGTGTGCGCTGGCCGGTCATCTCGGCCATCGACGGCCAGACCCGCTCGGCAACCTCCTGCCAGTGCTGCTCCCACGTTCCACGAGCGCCCTTCAGCCGGTCGTAGCCTTGCAGCACATCCATTGCGCGTGAGTCAGCCATTGGTTATTCCCACAGCAAGAAGTAGCCGTTCTCGAGCGTCAGGTTGTCACCGTTCTCGGCCACGAGATTACCAACCGGCTGATCGTCGCCGGTACCATCACGCCGCAGCGTCCGGTCGGCGGTACGCTCCTGACTTCGCGGCCATGTGCGCATCAGAAGTTCGGGCTCGGGATGCGCAACGCCATGGCATAGACAGCGGTCGCGGTCGCAATGTTGCAGCGAATCTCACCCGCACCGAGCTCGAAGATGCCACCGCCAGCAGCCGTCAGGGTCGTGTCCGCACCGACATCCTGCGCGGTGCCGTTCGGCCCCTTGCACTCCAGCTTGACCGTGCCGCCGCCAAAGGTTGCCTCAACCCGGAACTCACCACGGCCACCCGGCCATGCGAACCACGCGCCAGTCGCGCTGGCGTTCGATACGAGAACAATGCCTGTAGCCATGATTTTCTCCGATTAGGCCGCTACGGCCTTAATGACTGCGAACGTGATGACAGGCGAATCGGTACCGGCTGATGGAACCGTGCCGTTGTCGATGTTGCCGACCGAGATGGTGCATTGGCCGGCACCGACCGCAACCACCTGGACGTTGTAGTACTTGGCCGTCCCAGCCGTCAGGCCGGACTTGATGCTCGTCACCACCACGTCACCGGCCTCGATGGCGCTGTTCGTCAGCACGAACTGGTCAGCCTCGTGACCTGCGATCGACGCCGCAAAGAGCGTGATCTGACCGCAGATGGCATTCAGCGTCACCCCGGTCGTGCGTGAGGTACCCTGAGTCTGCACAGCACCCGCGCCGGTCGCGTACCCCACACCGCCAGAGGCCGAGGTCGAGCGAATGGAACTCGCCGCCGTCACCGCACCGGCTTTGGTCACTTGGAACCGAGCAGCACCGCCGACGAGCAGGTTGAGCAGCATCGACCCTGCGGCAGAAGCCGTGTCGGTGACATCGAGCTTGATGGCCGAGAAGGTCGTTGCGACGTTGTTCCAGACGTTCACCAAGTCGCCCACCGCCCCGCCGGTCAGCGCCTTCGCCGTGATCTTCTTGGTCTCGCTTGCGCCGACATCGACGATCGGCAGGACATCAGCCGCAGAATCAAGGTCGATCTGCGCTAGCGAGCTGAACTGCGTGATCTTCTTCGTCGCCATTACATGCCGCCGCCCAGCAGTCGGGTCGTAGCGACGCCGCCCATCTGCTGGGTCTCAGGCGTGGACATCATCGTGGCAGCACGCCCGCGCCGCCGACGCAGCCGGGTGGACTCAATCTCGCGCTGCTTCGCCACATCGATTTCGGGAGCAGGCGGGGGCGGCTCGATCTTCGGCATCTTGGGCTTGAACAGACCGGACATGACGCACCTCGTGGCAGACTTTGGCGCGAGTCTAGCCGAACACTGAGTAATCTGCTACAGCCACCCCCGGACCAGCCCGCCGCACCGTCCCACGGAACGGCCTGCGACCCTTGGCGAGATACCGCAGAGCGTCGGCGTAGTGACTCGTCCAGTCGTGCAGCGGCCTGTCCTTGAACCGCTGCAGCCGATCGTCGTATTCGCGCCGGTACTGCCGGATGGCATCCATCGCCCGGGTCATGCGAGCCGCTGCGTCCTCGGCAGTCTCGCCGGGGAACGGGTCGGGTGCCTTGTTCCACTCGATCACCGGCAGCATCTGGCGCACCGCCTGGATGCCATCGTCCACCGAGTCGGCCTCGAGCACCCGTGGCTTGAGGCCGTACCCTGCCGCTGTCTCGAGCCGGGACTTGCCAGACCCCCACTCCTTCACCGCCCCATCGTGCGGCCAGATGTGGTCACCGTACACATAGTCCATGCCGAGGAGCTTCTTCGCGTACCAGTCGAGCCCGACGCCGGAGCCTTCGAGCACGTTGATGATGCGGATCTTGTGACCGACGAACTGGTAGAACCAGATGACCGTCGAGTCACCGATGCCGATGTCCCACGCCGTCCCGACCGGCTGGCCGACAATGTGCGGGAACTCGCCAGCCCTGCCGCCCTGTTCAGCCTTGAGGATGGCATCACCGTAGTACGCCCCCGGAATGTCAGCGTCGAAGTCGCAGTAGTACTCCTGCCGGATGATGGCCTCGGCTTCCTTCTCACCGCGCTCGACCCGCAGCTCCTTGCGCTCTCGCTGGATGATGTCGAGCGAGATGGCCTTGGTATCCTCGACCGTCAGCACCTGACCGAACCACTCCGGGTCCTTGCGGGCGTAGTCCACCAGACGGGCAAAGTGATTGCGACCTCGAGGTGTCGAGATGAAGATGGCCCAGCCGCCGTTCTCGGCGAGGATGGGACGCAGGAACGCCCAGGCATTCGGATCGGCGAGAGCGTACTCGGAGAACACCACCCCCATGGGCGGCGAACCGATCAGGCTGTTGTAGTTGTCCGAGCCTACGACCTGCCAAGTCGAACCGTTCTTGAACCGGATGAACATGTCCTGTTCGCGGGTCGATTCTCGAAGCTCGGGCGGGAATGCAGCGTCGATGCGCCGTCTGCCAGTGTGCGGGTCCACCGCATCCCAAATGGCCTTACGGGACTGGTTCGCCTGGGGAAGCATGTGCCAGATGCCGCCCACTCTGGTCATGGCGCTGACCGCTGCCCAGTGCAGACTCAAGTCGTCCTTCCCGGATCTTCGATGCCAAGAAAGCGCGAGACGCTTACAGCCGCCCTCCAGAGCAGCCCACGCTGGGCTTTGGTAGTGGCGAGGAGCCCAGCCGTTAGCCGGTAGGATTATCGACATCCGAGAACCGCTTCACGACCACCGTCAGACCTACCTCGCCCTTGTGCTCGAGGTCGAGCTTGTCGCCGTACCGCTTGGGCTTGAGCTTCGAGGCCACCCACTTCCGAGCGTCGACCATGATGCGCTTGTGGTTCGCGTCGATGGTCTCATCGTCCGCAATCTCGATGATGCGGTCAGCGTGAGCCTCGGCCTGATCCTCGCGTGCGCGTGCGTATTGTGCCGAAAACTCCGGCTTTTCTTTCAACCACTTACCGATGGTTGACCACACCGGCATCCCGTCATCCCCACAGATAGCCCGCAGGGATTCGCCGGATGCCAGCCGCTCACAGATTCGGTCTGCCAGCTCCTGCGTGTAGATTGACGGTCTGCCTCCTGGCATCACTTCGCCATCAGTTTGCGTGCCGCCATCCCCTTACCGGCTTTCTTGGCCGAGCGACGGGCGGTGTCGAGGGCGATGGCAACGGCCTGCTTCTGCGGGCGACCGGCACGGACCTCGGCTGAGATGTTGCGCGAGATGGTCTTCTGGCTGTATCCCTGCTTGAGCGGCATGGTCACTTCCCCTTGTTGCGGTTGCTGATTGCCTTGGCCTTCGCCCTGGCGTCTTCCTTCGAGCTCGCTCCCCATGCCTTCAAGGCGAGGGCGAGGCGTGTCGGCTTGCCGTCCTTCCCGACCATCGGGCCGGGAGCATTGCCCATCCGGGCGAGGAAGCTAGCGCGTCTCGGGTTGTCCCCTGACTTGACCGGGGCCTTGAGGTTCATCCCCTCGGCCTTGGCAGAGCGGCGACCGGCCTCGTTGAGACCGCCCTTCTCGTTCTGCCCTGCCTTGCGCTGCCATGCTGGGGTCTTCATCAACTCACCTCGACCTGATAATCCTGCACCGGCCTCGGCGGCCCACCCGGCACGCCACCGCCACCGCGAACCGGCAACGGACCACCGAGACCCGCTGCGGCAATCCCGGCGGTAGCCCTCGGCGAAAGTCTTGGCACCCTGCCGACGGCTCCTCCCAGAATTGCACCACCTCTCCGGCGACGAAAGCCGAACAGATCCTCGCCTTCCTGGTCGCCGTTATCTCCGAGCAGCTGCGCCTTCACTTCCGCTTGAGCGCGGTCTTGATGGATTCGCGAAACGCTTTCGCAGTCGGCGCACCCTTGCTGCCGGGCTTGCGCATCTTCTCGCCGCTACCGGCCTTGATGCGCTCGCGTTTAGCATTAATGTTTGCGTATAAACCGGGACCAGGCATCTCGTTACCTCACGCTGCTTCGGGCAGTTTCGGCTTGCGCCGGACCTTCGCGCCACGCACGAACTCGACCGCGACCTTCGGCGGGGTCGGCGGCTCACAGTCGGGACACCGCACCCACCCGCCAGACCAATCGGCCACCCAGCCGCTGCTGTTGCAGTTCAGGCAAGGCTTCCGCTCAGTCTCGGTCATGCCCCAAGTCTACCCCCCTACTACCGCTGCGGCAACTCGCCACGGATCAGCGGCAGGGCGTCCTCGAGGCGCATCACCACGAGCCACCCCTTGCCGTCACCCCGGCAGGCGACGACCGGGATGTCGCCGGGACCGGATGCACGGACAACCTGCTCGACCCATTCATGCACGGCGATGCCCTTCCTGCGCTTGACCTCCCAGCGGAACTGGCCGGTCGTGATGTCGTCCCCACCGTCGCGGGCCTGCCCGATGTTGCGCTTGACCACCCAGCCGAGCTGGTCGCTCAGGATCTTGGCGAGCTCGTTCTCACCGGCTGCGCCCTTACGCCTTTGACTTGCGCCCATTTGCTTTCCTCGGTTGGTACGCCTTTAGCCCACGCCCAATCAAACCCATGATGGTAGACACCGGAACCCCTAGCTCTCGGGCGAGTTCCTTATTTGTCGGCAGCGCCGCACGAGCGGTCTTGACATCGAGAACCCGCTGGTACTGCGCCATCGTCACCGAGGGCGGTCGGCCTGCCTTGCGAGTCATGCGATCCACGCGAACAGCACCACGAAGAACAGGAACACGCCGATGGTCACGGTCAGCACCTCGAGCAGGAAGCGGATCAAGCCGCTGAAGTCAGGCGGTCGTTCCATTACAACTGCACCTCCTTCGGCCCCGCACACTCGCCCGACCACATCCGGGCGCAGCGGTTGTCGATAAGGCAGTCGGGGTAGCCGCAACCAGCCGTGCGGACCTTCACGAGCTCGGCCTCGAGCCGATCGATGCGGGCCGAGTACATCGCGCAGCGCTCCAGGGCGCTCTTGATCTCGTGGCGGTACTCAGCCTCGGTGTGCGGGCGGGCGAGCCATTCCTTGTCCCAGTCGTCGAGTTCAATCGCCACGGTCCACCTCCGCAATCCGTTGACCGATCCAGGCCATGCACGGCACGGCCATGCTGTTGCCCAATGCCTTGTAGCGCGGGCCGTCCGGTGCTTCGTCTTTCTTGCGCCACGGTATGTTGGTGTAGTTGTCTGGGAAGCCTTGCAGCCGCTCGCACTCAACGGGCGTGAGGCGGCGGACTTGCATCACAGTCGCCACCGGCTGCGCGACCACATCGACGGCGCGGATGTCCCCGACATCGTGGCAGTTCAGCGTGTTGGCGATGCCGTCCGCGACCCACGTCTCGTGATCGTCCACGAACTTTGCGCGGCGGGACTTGCGGAAGGGGATGGGCTGCGCGACGAACTGATCCTGCGCCGCCGCTAGCGTAAACGCGCGTTCCTCGCTGCCGAGGTAGCCCTTGCCCGCCTGCTTGCCGATGTTGGTGCTGCCGCGCGAGCCGTCCTCGCGCTCAACGCCGCCGCGGACTTTGAAAATGTGCGGCGCTACTCCTGTGCCACGCTCATTAACGCCGCCTCCAACGCTAGCGGCAGCGCCTTGCCGCGCTTCCCGGCTCGGCGGATTATCCCGGCGCAAGCTTTCTTGCTCAAAAAAAACCTTTGCGGCACGCTGCCAGTCTCCAAGATGTCCGACAACGAACACACGACGGCGGCGCTGGGCCACTCCGAACCACTGAGCGTCCAAGACTCGGTAGGCCCACCCATACCCCAACTCCCCCAGCGCCCCGAGGAAGGTGCCAAAGTCCCGTCCTCCGTTCGATGACAGGACGCCGGGGACGTTTTCCCAGACAAGCCATCGAGGCCGGTAACGCTGAGCGATTGCAAGGTACGTGAGCATGAGGTTTCCTCGAGGGTCTTCGAGGCCCTTGCGGAGACCCGCGACGCTGAAGGATTGGCAAGGGGTTCCTCCGACAAGAAGGTCAACTGGTTCATCAGGCCACTCCTGGAATTTGGTCATGTCGCCGAAGTTCGGGACAGACGGATAGTGATGCGCCAACACGGCGCTCGGGAACGGTTCGATTTCGCTGAACGCCACCGGCTGCCACCCGAGCGGGTGCCATGCGACCGTCGCGGCTTCGATGCCGCTGCAGACTGAAAGGTAGCGGAGGGTCATATCCGTCTCCTGTGTGTGTGTACGGAATTAGACTAATCTCGATTTAAAATCATGTCAACACTATTTGCGCCTTGCCTCCTCGATGCAGATCCAGACGATGCGGATGAGCGCACCGGCCAGCATCGCAAGCCAGACCGCTATCCCAACTTGGAACACCATCTCGAGCTCACGCATTGCTGCTGTCCTCCGCGCTGTGCCAGTCTGTTTGTCGTCGCAGGAACTTCGGCCACTCAAGCGCCGTCGTAAACGAGCGGTCCTCAAGCAGCACATGATTCGTCGGCTGCGCGGTGATGCGCCCATTGTCCAGTCCGCAGAAGTAAAACTCCTTCGACTGCTCCGGCACCGCTGAAAACGCATCGGCGACCGGCGACACCGTGAACCAATACTCGCCCGCCATCTCGCGCCGATCCTGCAGCCGCACCTTCGCGTTCATCGAGGAGAGGTACGGGTATTCGAGGGCAGCAAACTGCCACCCATACGCATCCCATGTCTGCGCGTCCGACGCTCGCCAAAGCTCGTCGGTCTTGCGGTGCGCGAGCTGGTGCAGCGGGACATTCCGGTACACCGCCCCGCCTTCGAGCAGGACATGACACCCCCACGCCCGTCCCGGCCACGAGGTCAGCCCGAACCACACCCCGCGCAGCCAGTCGTGCTGGCCGATGGCGTTAGGCTCAATCCAGATGTACCTGTGGGCGGGCAGCGCACCCGAGTGCGTGTAAAGCGTCATCGCACCTTCTCCCGTAGTCGTGTCACCCCACGCTCACCGAACAGCGCCCGCACCATCCCAACGACATGCGGATCACCCAGCACGAGCTGCGGGTCTACTGACCTGATTGCCTCGCCGACCTCGGCCTTGAATGCGTCAAGGTTTGACGGGCCTCGAGCAAACCGAGCCTCCATCCATCGGAGCCTACCAACCGGGTCTGCAATCGCCTCGCGCCAATGCTCGGCAGACGACTGACTTGCCCACTGCATCCGGTCGTTTTGCGGTGCGGGCTCGGCCTTCGGCTTCGCGTTCCATTTCTGTTCCCCCCATTCATCGCCCATATTTCTTCCCCTTTTTCAAAAGCTCTTGGACTGCAACCGGCCCCTTTCTACCAACCCCAGACGATTGAAATGAGGTTTGGAAAGACTCCGTTTGGTTATTGGTTATTGGAGAGCATTGCCTTCGCACTGCGTCCGCACTGCGTTCGGTATGCGTTCGCATAGCGTTCGCATCCCACCGAGATTGTGCAGATTGCTGTGCCTTGACACGCTTCTCAGCCATCCGCTCAATCTCCTGGTCGACCCTCTTGTTGCGCCAACCGTCGTCGGTCAGCGTAAAGAATTCAGCCAGAACAGCATCAACCGCAGCCCTCTCAGCACGGCTTGCCGCCCGAACGATTCGGTACGGCTCACCTGCAGGGATCGGGCGTTCAGTTGCATACAGCCGGTCGAGCAGCAGGGTATAGACCCCATGCTCGATAAGAGTCAGGTGACCGGCGTCCCTCGCGTAATCCCCAACATGACGTGGATAGAAGTTCATGGTTCCCCTTGTGTACCGGCACACAGGCCGGTAATCTGTTGTGACGTTGCGCGTACCCCTGCGCAACTAGGTCGATTCCCCCGACCGCGCAGGCCCCGTCAGGGGCCTTGTCGTCTCCGGGCCTCCTCCACGGCCTCGCAGATGACCTCCACCACACCGCGCACCCACCGAGCCCGCCGCTTGGTCAGCCTCGATGCCTCGCGGCGAGACTCCAGGTGAGCCCGGTAGTACGCACGATGGTACGCAGTGCGGCTCATGGGCTGTCCGGCGTAGGCCGCAGCCCAGCCTCGATCTTGCGAATCAGCCGCCGAGTGCTGCGCGACTGGTCCTCCTCCTTGAGCTCGGCCACAACCTCACCGGCAAGCTCACGCAACGCATACCGCTCCGGCACGCCAACACGCGCCCACTTCGATACCGCTGCACGCGTGACACCGAACCGCCGCGCAATGGCGCTTTGGTTGCCGTACTTCTTGACAAGTTCATCGACAGTCATAAGACCTCCGTTGTTAACGACCGGAAGCATACGGCAAAAAAAAGATGGATACAAGTGTTGACATAGCTACCGGAGCCGGTTTAGGATTCACCCGTCGATCACACACACAGGGGAATTGACCATGAGATACCGACCCATCCCGTCCCACCTGCCTTCCGCGATTCGCTGGGGTATCACCGCAGGGCAACTCCGCGCCGGACGCGATCAGGCGATGGAGTACGCCCGCCAGAACCCGAAGATGACGGCCTACATCACGATGGCTCGTAACCAGAACCGCATGATGCTGCAAGCCCTGCGCTTCGCCCGCGAGGTGCAGTCATGAACGACGCGATTGCACTGAAGTGGCAGGCTGCTTTCTGGGCCAGAATCCAGAATCATCAGCCGACTGCAGACAAGCACTTTTTCGGCGATGAGTGGCGAGCATTGACCGAGACCCGCACGATGGAGGCTGCTAAGGCCGCAGCCTATCAGGTGCATCTCGCTCGACTTGGCGTGGACGATGATGAGGCTGACGCTCTGGACGAGATGCAGATGCAAGCCTCCTCCGTCATGCACGACCTGCAGCGCAAGGTGGCCGCATGACCGTCCTGCAGCACATCTACTGCGCCCTCGTCGCTCTGGCCTCTGGCGTTGGTTTCATCGCGCTCGGGTACTACATGCTCACCCGCCCCTTCCCGCACCACAAACGGGATCGGCGGGAGCGCCTGCCGAACCCCGCCTGGAGAGCCCGCGTCTACCAGCCCCATCACCACAGCAGATGGTGGGTGTGATGGAAGACTGCGACCAGTGGTGGTACCACCAAGACCAACTCATGCAGGAGCTCGAGGAGCAAGAACGAATCGACGCCTGCAACCAAGCCCTCTCGAAGTACACACAGGAGACACACGATGAACCAGTCTGAATCTATCGCCGCCCTCGCCGCTGCCCTGTCCAAGGCGCAGGCCGACATCACCGGGGCATTGAAGGACAGCGCGAACCCGTTCTTCAAGTCAAAGTACGCCGACCTCGCGTCCTGCTGGGACGCTTGCCGTGCGCAGCTCACCGCCAACAACCTCGCCGTCATCCAGACGACCGAGATCGGCGAGACCGGGGCGGTGCTCGTCACCACCCTCGCGCACTCCTCGGGCGAGTGGATTCGCGGGTACCTGCCCATCCTGTCCAAGGACGCCGGACCGCAGGGGCAGGGCTCGGGCATCACCTACGCCCGCCGCTACGCCCTCGCCGCCATCGTCGGCCTCGCCCAGATCGACGACGATGCCGAGGCAGCGCAGGCCCGTGGCAAGCCCGAGGCCAAGCTCGACCCCGACCTCGCCAAGAAGGTGGCCGAGTGCCAGACCCTCGCCGACCTCACCGCCCTCTTCAAGGGTCTCACCGAGGCTCAGCGTCAGGCGTCCTCCGGCATCTTTGCCGCCCGCAAGAAGGAGGTCGGCTGATGGAGCAGCGCACCCCCGAATGGTTCGCCAAGCGGCTCGGACTCGTGACCGCCAGCCGGATTGCCGATGTCATGGCGAAGGTCAAGACCGGCACAGCCGTATCCCGCAGCGGGTACATGGCGCAACTCGTGACGGAACGCCTCACAAGACAGCCTACGGAGGGCTACCAGAGCGCCGCGATGGAATGGGGCATCGAGCAGGAGGGTGCCGCCCGCGCCGCCTACGAAGCCCGTACAGGCGTCCTCGTGGATGAGGTGGACTTCGTGCGCCACCCCACCCTTGAGGCCGGTGCCTCTCCCGACGGGCTGGTCGGGGAGGACGGATGCACCGAGATCAAGTGTCCGAACACGGCCACGATGCTCGAGTACATCGAGGACCGTTCTGTCCCCCGCAAGTACCTCCTGCAGATTCAGTGGCAACTTGCATGCACAGGTCGCAACTGGTGCGACTTCGTGGCCTACGACCCCCGCCTGCCGGAGCACCTGCAACTGCTGGTCATCCGGGTGCCGCGTGACGAGGAGGTCATCGAGCAGATCGCCGCCGAGGTAGGCCGGTTCGTGACCGAGCTGCGGGATCGGGTCGAGCACCTGCGGGAGCTGCGCCTGTGATATCCAACCTCGTCACCGGGTACTTCATCCAGTGGGAGATGCCGACCGGCTGGGAGGATGTCCCCGCCGGGGTCATCCGCACCACCGGGTTTGACTTCCCGCCCTACCTCGACATCAACAAGGCACAGGCCGTGCTCGACACGATCGTGGCCTTCGCCTCTGACGATGACGCATTCCGTCTCGTCGGTCGCCCCGTTTCCATCAACCAGGAGTGATGACTATGCCTGAGTACGACAACACGAATAAGGGAGCACTCTTCAAGAACGAAGAGAAGCGCCCAGATCGAGCCATGAAAAACCCTGACGGCACCGAATGGGTTATGAAGGACTCCGACTATAGCGGCGAGGCCGACATTAACGGGGTGCTGCACTTTGTCGATGGCTATTTGCAAAAGAGCAAGGCCGGAAAGACCTACATGAGGCTCAAGTTCAAGCCGAAGCAGCAGCAGCACGAGCGCCCGAAGACCCTCGCCGA